TCTTGCCAGAAGGAGTGAAGATCGTTGATGGTTGGGTCGTCTATGTAGAGAAAGAAGTCTGAACACCGATCTGATACACTTGCCGCTACCGGGTCCAAAACACACTCACGGGGCTGGTGACCACATACGCGAAGAAGCCGGACGATTAGTACTCGTCCGACCCTTCTAAGACACCTCCGCCATACCCATTGGCGTGTCAGTTCCTGAGTCCAAGCATACAGCATTTGGTCAAGGTTGCACACTTCAGGGTCCAGCAGGGAAGGACTGAAGTGACGATCAGAGTTGAACACCGCAAACAGTTCACAGTTGTTGACTCAAGAACTATCAACGATGAAGCCTTATCGCTGCGTGCCACTGGGCTGCTCGTTTGGCTTTTGGACAAGCCGGATGGGTGGCGGATCAACTCAATAGAGATCAGTAAGCGCTGCAAGGAGGGTCGTGACGCTGTGCGTGCTGCGATAGCGGAGCTTGAAGAAGCGGGTTATATCACGCGTGAAAAGTATCGTGGCCCGGATGGGCGTTGGGTCAATGAGGCTGTTGTTCGTGAGCGTCCGATAGTCGAAACAGAAGACGACTTATCTGATAGTCATATTGACCGGGGACTGGAAACCCGTCGCCGGATAACCGGAGCCGGAGAAACGGGTTCCGGTTTTTCAGGCGCTATTATCAGTACTAAGAGCCAAGACTATAAAGAGACTAAAAAGACTTATGTCAACGAAGCTGTTTCTTTACCGCCTAGTGCCGAACTTCAACTGGTCGATCCTGAACAGATAACCAAAAACGCAGGGACAGCGGAGCGGGTGATGGAAGCGTGGGTCTTGGCGACTGGGCGCTCTCCGGGGAAAGTGAAGTTGAACGCGAAACGCAGGGCTGCTGTTGCTGCTCGTTTGCGTGAGGGATACACGGAACAAGACCTGATTGCTGCTGCGCAGGGAATCGCTCTGTCTGCGTGGCATACCGGAGATAACCCTGATGGGAAGAAGTTTGATGATCTGCTTGTTGCGATCAGGGATGGTGAGCGGGTTGAGCGGTTCAGGGACATCTACGAGGCTGGCGGCGAGCAGGGCCGGATGTCGTCTACGGATCAGGTGATGGCTTTGTACGCTGAGGGTCAGGGATGAACCTTGGTGAAGCCGGGCAGGTGGTGCGGCTGTTGGAGTTTGGGTGGTCGCAGAAGTTTCCTCCTGAGATGGCGTTGATCTATGTGGAGTGTTTGCGGGGTTTGCCGTATGGGTCCACTAGGGCGGGGGTGGAGGCAATGTTGCGGACTGAGGAGTTCCGTCCGTCTGTGGCTGCGGTGTGTCGTGCTGCTACTGGTGCGCCATGTGAGGCTGAAGCGTTGGCTGGGGCAGAGCGGTGGTTGGCTTATCGGGAGCAGATGCGTTTTGTGAATGGTTCGGGGCATGTTCCCGTCCGTCCTGTCGTGCATGATCTGGTCATTGAGTCGTGTGCTGGTTTGTCTGCGGGGATGTTTGGTTGGCAGTCACGGTTCAAGGGTTCGTATGAGGCGCGGGTTCAGAGTGAGTTGTCCGGGTTGAAGGAGTTGGAAGCATGAGAGAACAATCACCGCCTTATGACGAGCAGGCTGAGGAAGCACTTGTCGGCGCAATGATTTTGAATAACGAGGCGATTGGTGAGGTGTTGCCGCTGTGTTCCGCTGAAGACCTCTACACGCCCCGTCTGAGGGTGCTGTATGCGACGATGGCGGGTATGTATGGGCGTGGGGAGCCTGTGGACGCTACGACGCTTGCAGGGGCGCTGACGCTGTCTGAGGGGGAAGGGGCTTACGGGGGTGCTGCGGGGATTATGGGTCTGATAGCGAACGCTGGGTTCGCTTCAAACGTGTCTGCGTATGCGACAAGGGTTGTGAAGTGCGCTGCTTACAGGAAGCTGATCGGAGCGTGCAAGGAAATCGGGGAGCGGGCTTACGGGCAGGACGGTGACCCATCTGAGCTTGGTGACATGCTGAACGCTGCGGTGCTGGACATTCATAAGTCGGATGTGGTTGAGGTGCCGGGTGATGTGTGGACGATTGACGGTTTCTTGGATCGTCCTGTTTCGGAGCGGCCTGCTTGGGTGATTCCGGGGTTGATGCGTGTCGGGTGGCGGGTCATGGTCGTCGCTCAAGAGGGGATCGGCAAGACGGTTCTGCTGCGCCAACTTGGTATTGCTGCCGCTCAGGGCATTCATCCGTTGCGGTTCACGCCTATTCCTCCTTGCCGGACGCTGATCGTGGATCTTGAGAACCCTGATGATTCGATTATCGACGTTTGTAATCCGATCAGAACACAAGTTGGTTCTGTGACTGACGACTACGACCCTGACCGTGCATGGTTGTGGCACCGGCCCGGCGGTGTGAACCTGAGATCAAGGCGTGACAGATCAGAACTGGAAGCTGTGATCGCCCATGTGCGCCCCACACTGGTGTGCTTGGGGCCGATCTATAAGGCGTACAGGGTTGAAGCACGAGAATCTGATGAGCAGGCATCGTCTGAAGTGATGTCCGTGTTCGATGATCTTCGAGTGCGGTACGGGTTCGGGTTGATTCTTGAGCATCACGCACCGAAAGGCTCGGGCGGTACTCGTGATCTGATGCCTTACGGTTCGAGCTTGTGGCTGCGGTGGCCTGAGATCGGGTTGAAGTTGGAATCGAAAGAAGATGGCAATGAGATCATGCAGGTTGGGCGTTGGCGTGGTGATCGACTGGAAAACGATTGGCCTGATGTGATCGAAAGGTCTACCCCTTGGCCTTGGAAAGGTGTTTGGGAACTAGACTCCGGGTGGCAACAACCTAAAGATCATTGGGATGAGGAGGTTCCGTACTGATGGACTATGAAGAACAGGCAAGGGTGTTTGACCAGATGACTCGTGAAAGCTTCCCCTCTGCTACTCCTACCAACCAGAAAAGGGAAACGCCTGCTGGAGCGAAGATGGCTGTCTCGTTTTTCACTATCTGCGCAACGTGGTTGTTTGTTATAGCGATGTTGATGCCTGCGGTCTGGTTTTTATGGACTGCTGCGAAGTGGATGTTTAGTTTCTGATGGCTGGGTCGTATCTGTTATCTGATGCTGACCGTGCTTTATGGAACTATAGGGTTGGTCGGGCTGTCGGATCTGCTTTCGATGAGGTGAGAGCGAAGTTGCGTGCGAGAGTCACGAAGTCTGGTGGCGTGTACGAGGAGTTATGGGATCAGGGCTGGTGGGTTCAGGCTGTTGATGCTGAGGTTCAACCTGTGTTGCGTCGGATGTATCGGGAGATTGCTCGTGATGCTGCGATTGCTTTGGGGTTGGTGTGGTTGTTGCGTTCTAATGTTGTGGAGAGCGCTGCCGAGGAGTTGTTGGTCGCACGGATGGGTGTCATCTATGGGGTTGGGGCGACTGTTGATGGGCGGGTTGCGGTTGCTTCGATAGAAGCTTCTGGTGAGGCTCCGGGCTGGTTGTTAGCCCGGTTGGGTTTGTTTGATGGTGGTGTGTCTGGCCCGTTGTCTGAGGGTGTCGCGCGAGTAATGATTGTTACTGAAACGAATAGCGGGTTGAATGCCGCCGCTGGGTCCGCTTTCGATCTGGTCGGGGAGTTAGATGAGTTGGATGGTGTTGAGATCCCTGATGAGTTGATCGCTGCTGGTGTTGAGGGATCGAAGGTTTGGATTTGTCAGTTGGTGGATAGCCGTGAGTCTCATGTTGCTGCTAACGGGCAGGTTGTCGGTCCGGGTGACTTGTTTATGATCGGCGGGTTCGCTGCTGAGTATCCGGGTGATATTGCTTTGCCTGCTGCTGAGTCTGTGAATTGTCAGTGTGTTGTTGAGTACACGATTGGATCTGGTTCCTGATGCCTTGGGATGTTGTTGGTGACGATGAGGGTTGTCCGCTGTCTACTCCGTGGGCTGTCAGGCTCGCCACTGGGCGACTGTTGTCGTGTCATGGGTCGAAGCGTGAAGCGTTATCTCAGGTTGCTGCGCTGCACGCTGCTGAGAACCTTGAGGGGCGTTTGTCTGGTGCTGCGGTGTCGGCTCTGGCTGCTTATGTTTCGCTGGCTGATCTGGACTTGAATCCGACGGATGCGATGGTGGAGGAAGCTGAGAGGGGTTTGGCTTGGCGGGCTGAGTTCAAGCGGGGTGGCACTGCGGTTGGTGTTGCACGAGCGCGCGACATTTCTAATAGGGTTCGGTTGTCACCGGATACGGTTCAGAGGATGTCGTCGTTCTTTGCCCGGCATGAGGTTGATAAGCAGGGGCAGGGTTTCAAGCGGGGGGATGAGGGTTTTCCGTCCGCTGGGCGTATCGCTTGGGCGTTGTGGGGTGGTGATCCGGGTAAGAGTTGGGCGGATGCTCGGGTTGTTCAGATTCGGAATATAAAAGAAATCTGAGATTGTTTGCAAATAGACTTGACCACTGTAGTTCCATCAACTACAGTCAAAGACACATAGGAACGCAAGCCCGGTTGTCGGGGGTTGAGCATCAAGAAGCTCCCCCTTACGCACCGGGCTTCTTCCATTTTACGGTCCCGTCAACGGCCCTTCGACTTCTTAGCCCGCTGCGCTGCACGCCGCTGCTCACGATTCATCTTCACCGGACGATTACGACGCAACAACTCAGTAGCCGCATTGTAAACATCAAGCATCGGGTTATCAGCCGGAGGGTCAACCTCTACAGGAGGTTCAGGTTCCACTACGCATCAAGAGAAGCGAGCGCTGCTGCGATGCGTTGAGCAACAGTCAGTTCAGCCGGAGGCTCAACTGCCGCATCGTACTCAACTGCCGCTACTGCTGCTTCAACAGCGACCTCACTTAGCGGGCGAGGCGCATCTGCTACAGGCTGCACATCAACCGGGTTCAGTTGAAGCGGCTTAGGCTCAACGACCGGCGCTGCTTCCAAACGCATCACGAGTGACCGCAACACTGCGGACCGCGACTCGCCCTTCGCTTTAGCCCACCCATCAAGAAGCCCAATCTGTGTTGCGCTCATACTGAACGAGTAAGTCTTGAGAGGCTCATCCGTCTTGAGGGGACGACCCGACTTACGTTGCTTCATTGGTTCAACTGTTTCTGATTCCATACCAGAACAATAACATTCCCTATGGACGCAAATACGAAAGTGCAAGATCGGGGGGTAAAGGAAGCGCCCAGCTAGTCGTCGAACGCTGACGACTTGGAAAGCACAACAGCGTCAATGAGTAAGGCGGCGACCTTCAACCCATCTTCAGGAGACACAACGAAGTGGAAGTTTCCTTCTTCTTGAGAGCTATGCGCAGTGATAAGAACAGATAGGAATGTTCCGACTCCATCACCGTCTAAAGAAGTGACATGGCCGACACCAATCTCATCAAGCTGGTATGGGTCATCCGGGTATTCAAACCATTCATCATCCACGCCCACAGAATAGCTGCACTCGTAGACGCGTTCTGGTCTATCCCCACTGGTAGCCTCATGTCCTACACCAAGGATTGTTGCTATGAGAAACAGATTCAAGATAGCCCCAAACACAATCGAAGAAGCATTACTCAACGCTGAGAACGAAGGCCACGGGGTCATTCTCGCTCTGAGCCAAACAACCTTGTACGGGATCGAAGGACAACTCATGGGCAAGGTAGGAGGAGCAGTCAACGTGTCATTCACTGCCGCACAGGTATCTGAGATGCTGCTCGTAGCGCATCAAGAACGCTACGGGGAATGAACGCCTACAGGGGTATATCGGTCGCCAGTACAGGGGGAACGGTCGCCAATCTAGGACGGTCGCCAACGGCAGGACGGTCGCCAACCAACGGTCGCCAACTGCGGTCACGTTCCAAGAAAAGATCAGCGATGATGAAAGAAGTCAGGGTTCCGCTTATCGAATCGTTGATCCGATCCGGTGTCGGATGTTTGATCTGCCCACTATTACAAGATGAATCAATTTCAACTAACTGCGCTGGAATCCAAGGTTTGCACGAACGACGAAAACGATCATCAGGCGGAAGCCTCATCAACCCGCTCAATCTGATCCCTGCGTGTAACTGGTCAAACGGTTTCATCGAAGACAACCCCAAACTGATCCGTGACCTATTCGGTCAAGTATTAGTTGTTCGTGAAGGAGATGAAGATTGGGAACAGTTAGGTTCACGCAATGACAGATACATCAACTAACCGGATCTGGTTCGATACCAAACGCCGAAGCAACCGAAAATGGGTATGGGTTGTTTGGCGTGGACCACGAATCGTGAAAAGCGGAATCTGCAAAACCAGAGGACTCGCAACACTCCTCGGAGCTTTCAACGCATTCAGAACGGATAACGATGCGACTTACGAATGAAGAAAAGGCTTTCCGAGAGATCACTGAGAAAGACCTACAAAACCGGGTAATGACTTTCGCCCGGTTGTACGGCTGGCGTGTCGCACATTTCCACGATTCACGACGACAAGTGTCAGCGGGCGTGTTCGTCGGTGACGCAGACGCTAAAGGGTTCCCCGACCTCGCGCTCGTCCACCCACGTTTCGGATTCGCATGTCTCGAACTCAAACGGGAAGTTGGCCGTCTTTCCGTCGAACAACGGGAATGGCTAAACGATCTGGCTGCTGCCGGAGTTTCAGCTTTGGTTGTGCGCCCGTCGATTGAGCTTTTGGTTTGCGGATGGCTCTCACGAGGCTTCCCTGCGCCCGGAACGCTTTTGGATTATAGGTAATCCGAATTAGAAAATTCGCGCTGGACCGCCGCCCCGCCGCCCCCTAGAAAATTCGCGCTGGCTGGGCCGCCGTTTATCCGGGGCCGGACTGGGGCCGGGCCGGGCTGGGCCGCCCGGAAATTCGCGCTGGCCGCCGCCGCCCGCACCCCCGGAAATTCGCGCTGGCCGCCGCTGGCCGCTGCCGCCCGCCCGCCGCCCGCTTGGGGCTGGGCTGGGCGCTGGGCTGGGCGCTGGGCTGTGGATAACCCTGTGGATAACCCTGTGGAAAAAGTTGTGGATAAACCTGTGGATAACTCGGATCGAACATTTGTTCTGTGGATAAACCTGTGGATAACTTGTGGATAACTTTGATCGAACATTTGTTTGGGGAACGGGTGTTCTGTGGAAAAAGTTGTGGACAAGCTGTGGAAAACCTGTGGAAAACTTTTGGCTGTTTTTGGGTTGTTCTGGTTGGTGTGGTTGTGGATAACTCTCGGTCGTTTTGTGGTCGGTCGTTTTGGGATCGACCGCGCGCGCTCTCGTGGTCGTTTTCGTGTTGGTCGTTTTGGGATCGACCGCGCGCGCTCGTGGCGGTTTTCTGTCACGAGTTCGGCAGATGTTTTGCACGAGCCGAGAGCGCCACACGAGCCGACCATGAGAGAGCCGAGAGCGAGAACCAGAGAGCAACCACGAGCCGACCACACGAGCCACGAGAGAGAGCCGAGAGCCGACCACGAGAACGAGCCGACCACGAGAGAGAGAACAGAGAGCGGCATGAGAACAGAGAGCAACCACACGAGCCACGAGAGCGCCACACGAGAGCCGAGAGCAAGAGAGAGCGCCACGAGCCACGAGCCGACCATGAGAGCGGCATGAGAGAGCGAGAGCGGCACAAGAGAGAGAGAACCATGAGAGCGCCATGAGAGAGCCATGAGAACACGAGCCGAGAGCCGACCATGAGAGAACGAGCCGAGAGCCAAAACGACCGTTTTGGACTCATTCCAAAAGATTTCTTTTGGGGCAAAACCCGCTAGTTCTAGGGCCAAAACCCCTCTTTCAAAAACAATCTCGCATTTTGCTATTGCGTATGCTCAAAATGTTTGATTAGATGTAGTCACACCAACAACACGAGCCGCTCGGCTCGGGAATGAGAGAGCAAAATGAAGGCACATCCAGCACACCTAGCAAATCGTCAGAAGCTCGCAAAAAAGATGGCGGCAGAAATCGCCACTATCGGCAAAAACCCCGAATACCTAAGCGATTCGGAGTGGACTCAAATCGCCAAAAATGCTGGCGGCAAATCGGTTCCTTCTGTTTCGACTAGGGCGCTAGTCATGGAAATTGCAGAAGCGGCAGAAGCGGCAGAAGCGGCACCAAAATATGTCGATCTTTCCAGCTACTACGTCGAGGAATTTTGTCATTCAAAAATGAATCAGTGGGGAGAGGTTGAATACGACTGAGCGCCACGAGCGCCACGAGAGCCGACCAAAAAGGTCGGCTCTCGTTCTCGTTTTTGGGAGATCCACACGAGCGCCACGAGCGGCTGGGAGAACCACGAGAACGAGAGCGGCATGAGAGCCGACCACGAGAGCCGAGAGCGGCACCACGAGCCGACCACGAGCAACCACGAGCGAGAGAGCAACCACGAGCCAAGAGAGCCACGAGAGAGCAACCACGAGAGCGGCACGCGCCGAGAGCAAACACGAGCCACGAGAGCGGCACGCGCTGCTGGGCGAGAGCCACGAATCT